CGACATAACCCTCCAAACTTGCGCGGAAACGGTGCAGCGAACTCTCAACGGTGTGATGGCCGCGGGACGCGAGCAGGTCGAGGACGGGTTGCAGGCTGTATAGGTCGCCTCGACGCATGATCTCCAACCACTCGTCCTTGTCTGGGCTTGACTCGATGAAGTGGCGCAGTAGGGCGACTCGGTTGGTTGCGCCGTTCAGTTCGTCACGGAGCGACATCGTTGTCCTTGTGCTCAGGGCAAAACCAGTGCTGGTAGGGCTCGTAGCCCCAGCCGGCCTTCGCTGCGTACATGATTCGAGCACCCTGATCGTCGCAGTGATAGGTGAAGTTGATCGTCTCGGCACGGCTGCATCGTTCGCAGACCACGGTGAACGAGAACGGGCGCCAGTTCCTACCTGGGCGAAATGAGCGGCGCATTAGAACGGCGACTCTTCCGTGTGGTTGTCCCAAGTGTCGAGCTCGGCGATCCGTTCCAGCCGTGCCAGCGATGTGCGGATGACGGCGATAGCCCGGTCGATCGCGCCTCGGAGCACGTCGATCTCGGCTTCTAGTTGTACTTCGCGCACGCTGGTCGGGATGTGCGGCTTAGTGGACGGGTGTGCGAACACTGCGTCCACGAGGCCGCGGAAGGTTTCTTCGTTGTTGTCCATGTCGGGTCTCCTTGTCGGGTTACTTGGCGTCTTTGGCTGTTGCCCACGGGCCCCAGCCGTTTCCGTGCTTGTCCTCAGAGTATTGCCAGATAGCGAGCGCAGCGCGGATGTTTAGGGTTGCGTTGTACAGGTCGTCGCAGCTGTCGAGGACGCCTTGCTCTTGGAGCCAGCCGATCTTCGTGTACCGGTTGGGCAGGCACCAGAACTGGTTGATCTGAAACAGGCCGATCGAGCCGCCGTTCGGATCGAGGTTGTTGAGTTGCCACGGCTGGCAACGGGACTCACGCCAGACGATCTCTCCGGCATACGCCCACTGGTCAGCCGGCCAGTCACTCTTGACGAGCAGCCGGGTGACGTCGCCACAGTGCTCGATCGTGTTGTCTAGGTACTCGGTGGTGGTCGGTGGGCGGGGCACCGTCGTCGTGACGGGCAGTTTGGCTGGCACCTCCAACACCGTCTCAGAGGCCTCAAAACGGGCTTCTGGGAGGCTTGGGAGGGCTGTGAGCAGTCCTAGGGCGGCTAGGACGCTAATGACGATTCTGAGCGCTACTACTTCCATGATTGGCAACCTCCATTGGGTAGGGCGCACCCCAGCCGCCGTCAGATTCCTGAAAGACGAGCTGGGCGTGCGTTACTTGTCCGGTGTTGTTGTCGAAGAACAGTTGCACCATGACGGCTTGCCCACGTTCCAACCTCGTGATGAGGGGTAGATAACGGGCCACCCTGATGCCTCCCACTTCGCCTTCCATCGGTACCTGCCACCCTAGCGGTGGTCGGACGGGTCAGCGAGGGATTTCTGGAAACACTGACGCCCACGCCTTACGGACGGTGGACGCGTTCTGCGCCATGAACGGGCTGATCTCAATGTGGTACCAGTCGCCACCGGGGGCACCGGACACGGTCTTGGTCTTGTAGTTCAGCCAGGCTTGCCGGTCGCAGCGCCATGCCCTGCCATGCGGTTCGGGGAAGTAGTCGATCAGCATTTCCAAGCCGAGAGTGTTGGCGTGGAGGATGACGCGATCCAGCCAGTCAAGGGTGGCGGCACGGCCGGACGGGTTGTTGGGGTGGTGTGCCCGTTTCCGGTAGGACAGGTCAACGGCGCGGCCGGTGGCGTGAACGCTCATGTCTTTCTTGCCACGCATTTCACGGACGCCGTAGGCGCCGTTATTCCACAAGGCGTTATTGGACGCTCGACGTGCCTCGATGATCCACTGCTGCAACCCGCCTTTGATGCCCGGTGCGATGCCGTCAAAGCCCGTATAGGGGCGGCTGAACGGGACGGACGGGTTAGCGGGGACTGCCACGGCCAAAGGCTGCGTCGTTCGGGTTCAGCCAGCGCAGCAGCGGTGGCACAACAGCAGCGAGCCCAGCGGCCAGCAGCTTCTTCGGGTCGGTCTCTCCTGCCAGGTACAGGGCGAGAGCTGCGCCGAGGAAGGATCGGGCGTAGGACGCCAGTAGGGCGCGGTCACGAATGGGCACGGTCATCCTCCATATGTGCGTCGAGCTTACCTTCGATGCGGCCGAGGGCTCTTTGGACGATGCCGTGGTCAGCGTGGTTCTCTTTCTTGGCACGTTGGATTAGCGCGACAAGGACGGAGAAGCCGCCGGCGATAACGGCGACGACAATGCCAGTAGACACGTCACTCGGTACGTTCGTCTGCCGGGGTGGATTCGCGGACAACGTCAATCCACGCGATTTCTTTCGCTGTGGCTTTGCGCTCCACCTCGTCGTATTGCACCATGATCGGATCAGACATCAGGGTCTCCTAGTCGCGGTAGCCGTAAACGTAGACGGTGCCGCCGGTCATCGTGCCGGTCGACGTCGTCAAAGTAAACGCGGTATACGACGTGGTGTCCGCCAGATAGCCGCCACGAGTGTGGAACTGTCCCGTTGTCGAGGATTGGGCGGTCTGGTACAGGACGTGGGTGTTTTTTGCCGCGAACGGCTGGAACACTTCGACTCTGGCGTTGAGGCTGGCTGTTGAGCCTGAACCTGCACCTGGGAACGACGTTGTGTTCTGCGCTGCGTCGCCAGTGATTGACGTGGCTGCGTAGCTCAAGAGTTTGATTCCGGAGTAGTAGTAGCCGCTTGCGGTCGCGCCGAGCGTCAAGTTGAGCTGTAGAGCTGTTGAACCGACGCCACCGGAGACGAGGATGAGGTAGTTGTCGTAGTCGGCGGAGAACGCGGAGGTCACGGCGACCGAGGAGACGGTCGTGCCAATCGTTTCCTTCTTGACCAGCCACAGGCCGATTGCGTTCATTTGGGCGGCAGTGAGGATTGATCCGGCAACGAAATCTGGGGGGACTGCCATAATGCTCCTTAGGCTAGGGCGTTCAAGTCAAGTATGCCGGACACCGGATCGTCCAAGACCAGCGCCACCACCACGGTAGTCGGCGTCGTATATAGGCGAGTCGTCATGCCACGGTCGAACGAGATCCGATGCTCGATGCCCTCGACCGACATTTCCTGCGACCGGCTGGTCGGGGTGCCACCGATGATGATCTGTTTCTCCACTTGGATCGCGTCGCCGACGTCAATAACGGCAACCGTGTCCCGTTCAGCAGCTGTAAGACTCCCGTAAAACGTCTCCACCTGATCGAACCGGTATTCGGGTTCGGGGAACAGCAGATAGTTGGCGAGAGCCAGGCCGGCTGCGTTGTCGTGCACGAGGCTGCCGTCAATGTAGAGCGCCTTGATAAAATACTCGGCTTGCGATGCCAAATCCTCGGCGACCTGCTGGCTGCCGCCTGCCGGTGTGACGGCTACCCGGTTGACGATGTCCTCGGCAGAGAACGTGATCCCGAGCGCACGGTACGGGATGTCGGCACTGTTCGTGTCGGAAAACACCGCCACAGGGTTGGACAACACGACGCCGATCCGATCCTGTGAGACGAGCACGCCTTCGCGGTTGACGAAGATTCGGCCACGTTCAGCCGAATAGGTGATGTCGTCAAAGTATGCCTTGACGTTGGTGCCTTCGGGGATCGCGTAGGCGGTGCTGCCGCCGAGCTCGACGGTGCCGGTAGCGATGCTGCGTGCCGCACCTGATGGGTAGGCGACCTCGGCACGGTCAAGGATGGCGTTGACCCGTGCACCCGTCAGTTCCTTGGTCGGGTTGTGCGCGGTGAGGAAGGTTTGCGCCAACCGGTACAGGTTGTCGACGCAGTACACGGTGACCGTGTTGATGCCACCAAGCGCAAAGTTGTATTCGTAGTTGACGATGAACCCGACGAACAGCAGTTCTGGGTTGTTGGATTCGTCATACCGGGTAAACCTGACGAGCCGGCCGGGGGCGAGGCCGGGGACGTCGGTGATGTCGTCGTAGTAGGGGCTGTCCTCGTCAAACGGGTTGAACACGCCGTCGGCGAGGCTGTCGTCCAGCACAAAGGTCATTGAGCCCGAGGGGAACGGGTCGTCAATGTCCTTGCGTCCGCGGCTGATACTTGCCGACAGGACGCCGTCGGTGATGGATGCGTAGGCGGTGGTGCCGTCCAATACGGCGGGGCCGTCAAGGGTGCCGCTGTTGGCAGAGTCCAGCCGCAGTGCGTCCGGGCTGAACCCAATATCTACTTCAAGGTCAAAGGTGCCTGCGTTGGGGACTACTGCGGTAGGCATCAGCGGATGGCAATGTCTGCGGGGCCGGAGACGTTGGTGTACTGCTTGATGGCGTCCACCACAGCGTTGCCGATGTCTGCGGAGGTGGCGAGGCCGCCGTTGACGTTGACGGTGACGTTCATGCCAGCAAACGGGTCATATCCGGCAAGAAAGCCTTCGGGTGGGGTGAAGTTGGACAGGTCAAGACCGAACCCAGCGGTTTGCCCCATTGAGGGTGCAAGCTGCGCGCCGAAGTCAACTGCCGCGCCTCCGCTCAATGGGATGCCACCAGACCGGCCGCCACGCGACCCACCCGACGTACCACCGGACACGCCACCGATCGTGCCGATCTGGGGGACAGGGAAGTTTGCGCCACCGGTCACAGCTGCCGGAGGGCCCAACGTGGCCGGCGGCGTATAACTGGGTAGCGAGATGTCCTCGGGGTTTAGTTGTGGAAGCCCAGTGATACGGGCGATGGCGTTGTAGGCGTCGATCACAGCCAGCAGTGGGGCGATCAAATAGCGCAGTTTGTAGACCAGCCTGCCGACCATTGATTCTGAGTTTTTGAGTGCGTCGGAGAACTTGAACATCGCTGCGGTTGCGGCGACTGTGTAGACGATCGCCAGCGCCCACGGGTTGACGCTCATTGCAAAGTTGAGTGCGATCACTGCGGCTGTCGTGATGCCCACGGCGTAGGTCATCGCAACCAGCGTTTCGGTGTTCTTGGCAGCCCAATCTGCGAACCGTTGGATGACCGGCAGGATTGATTCCAGCACGGGCAGGAACGCTGCACCCAGCGACTCGGTCGCCTCGTTCATGCTGTTACGGAAGATCTGCATCTTCCCAGCCGCCGTTTGGGCGTTCGCAGCCGCAGCCCCACCGAAGGTTTGGGCGAGGACGCGCATGACCTCGTCGAGCGATGCGCCTTCCTTGATGAGCGCTGCCATCTCGGGCGACAGGGAACGCAGGCCGCGCATGTTGCCCTGATACGCCATAGCCAGCGCCTCGGACACCTGCACCAGATCGCGGTTCGTGGCGATGCTGATGTCCGTTGCCAGATTGAGAGAGGACTGGGCAGCGCTGATGTCCTTGGTGCCCCGGACGAGAGCTGCAAGCGCCGGCCGCAGTTGGTCATCTGCCACACCGGTCGCTCGGGACAGCGTCGAGATGTACTGCTCCGACGATGAGATCTGTGCGTCCGTTGCCTTCACCGTGTTCCGCAGCGCCGTCGCCAACTGGGTCTGCGCCTGAGCATCCTCCATCGCAGCCTTGGTCGCCAAGCCGATACCGGCAGCCAGCCCGGCGAACGCAACCGTGGCGCCCATCGCAGCCTTTTTCAAGGCGAAGTTGGCTTTTGCGCCAGCGCCTTCAAGCTGCTGGAACTCCTTGATGGCCTTGTTTACGCCTTTGCCGTCAAACTCCGAAATGATGGGGATTGCGAGTGCCACTAGATCCTCTTCTCAACGGTGCGGGATGCGTCGAGGATAAGACGGCGCAGCGCCTCGGTGATGCCTTCCCGTGCGGCTGTAAATACGGCGCGTCCCATCAGTCGGGTCGGGACGTTGGGTACCTGCTGCCAAAACCGCTCTTGGGCGACCGTGTTTAGGGAGCGTGCGAGTTTGTTGTCGGTGGCGCGGCCGGCAGTCTCGAAGATCGCGGCGGTCGCGTCCCGTTGCTCAATGTTGAGGATGCCGACAGCGTTGCGCCGGTAGTCCAGCCGGAACCGGACGCCACGTTGGGCTCGTGCCACCGAGAACGGGGGGATGCGCCTGCCACGGTCGTCCCAGTTCCTCGCCATGCCAGAAAGCGGCACCCGGGCGTATGCCTGCTGCACTGCCGTGACAGCAGGCTTGGCGATCTCAGCGGCCTGCGCTCGGAACTCTTTTTGGAGTTCCTTGTCAATCGTGCCCAACTCTTTGATGACGCGCTTGACGTCAACCATTTCGAGCTGGGCGCTAGCCACTATGTCCTCCGTTTGTTGCGTTCTTCCAGCACCTTACCGACCGTCAACAGGTCGTCGACGTCGAACGGGATGTCGGGCGGCCACCAGCGGACAGCGACCAGCATTTCTGCTAGTCCGCGTCGCCAGGTGCCGCTTCGGTAGGGTTTGCAGGCTCCTCGACAATCACGTCAAGGTTCTGCACCTTCTCGATGAACTTGTCCAGCACGGCGGGGACAACCACGCCCGAGCTCTTGGACGCTTCCCATGCAAGGAACAGCAGATCCTCAAACCCGATGCCGTTGAGCAGGTTGGACGCCTTGTTCTTGTAGCGCCGTTCCCACGCCACCAAATCTTTCAGGGACGTGGTGACCTCAACCGGTTCTTGCTCGGCAAGGTTGTAACGCAGCGTGTACTTCATTTGGCTCCTCGTGTCGGGCCGGGGCTAGCCGGCGATTAGGCGCTGGTGTCGACGCTGTACACACCACCCGTAAAGGTGATGTCGACGGTGGACAGTGCGCCGAACGAAGTGTTGAGCACCGGCAGTTCTGCGAGAAATGCGCCAGTGAGGATAAAGCCGGGGTTGGTCGCGGAGTCCGGTGGGGCAGCCGGCT